TAGTATATTTTTTTTTTTAAATATTTATAAAACATATCATCTAAATTACTTACTTTAGAACTATTTTGAAATTGTTTAATATCTATATTTTTTTCATATAAAAAATCCTTATCTATTATTATTTTTGATGAATATTTCATATAATCTGGTGTATTAAATAATAATTCTTCTAAAGTTTTTGCTAATATTTTAGGATGCATACAATTTTCCTTTTTTCCTATTTTTCTATTTATAATAGCATCTGTACTTAATGGATAATTTGTCCAAAAACCACATACTAATGCTTTATAATTTAAATTTGAATATGCTAATGATTTCATTAAAGTAGTTTGTGCTAATTTAGTTTGCATATATGGTAATAAATATGAACATTTATCATCAATAATATAAGGAGGAGTATTAAATAATATACCTCCAAACTCATTTTTATTTTTAATAATATCAATACAATATTTTGATAAAATCATTGGACCAATCATATTTATTTTTGTTAGTCTATTTATACTATCTATTGAAATATTATTAATATTTTTTGTATTTAATGCACCAGCATTATTTATTAAAAAATTTGGTTGTATATCTTTATTTTTTAATGCATGAAGTAATTTATAACTTTCTCCAAAATTATTATAATCTAAATTAAATCCTTTTACTATTATTTTTGTATTTTTACTATTTAATTCATCTGCTATTTTTAATGTATTATTTATATTTCTTCCTGTTATTATTACATTATAATTATTTTTTATAAACATTTTTGCTATTTCTTTACCAACACCTTTAGTACTCCCTGTTATTAATGCTGTCTTAAATTTATTATTTATCATTTTATACATAATTATATTTAAATATATTTATATAAATTTTGTAAAAAAATGATTATTTTATATTTAAGTTATTTTATGAGTATATTAAATTATTTAACTAATTTATATAATATACCTGATGATATTAATAATAAAATAGAAAATTATATTATTTTTCCACAAAATAAAAATTTATTAGATGATATAAAAAATTTTAAAATTATGAAAGATAAAATATATAATGAATATAATGAACAAGGTTATATACAAAATAATGATATATTAGATGAATATAATATTAATTCACAATTTGATACAGATTTATTATATTATTTTAATGATCTAAAATTATATAGTGAAATTATTACAGAAAATAATATTGATAAAGTTGAAAGATTATTTGTTTATAATTTAAAAAAAGAAAAATATGGTGAAAAAAGAACTTTAGATAATTTTCATATTAATTTTAAAATACCTATTTTATCAAGAATTAATAGATATTTAGCTTGTCTTACTATTGATGAAAGAGATGATTTTTTTGAATATATAAAAATTCCTGAATTAGAAATTATAAATTAAATAAATATATTTATTCCTCTAAATATTTTTTTATTGCTTCTTTATTATTAAATTGAGAATTATTATTAAAATTATTTCTTTGCCATTCTAACATAACTTCATCATATCTAATGTGTTCACCTAATGCATTTCTATTAGGATCATTTGGATTTATATCACTAATAGTTAATATATTTTTTATTTCTTCAATATTTATATTAAAATAATTTGCTAATTTAGCAAAATGTAAATATTCATTAATATCTGAAATTATTTTACATTTTTTACATAAATTATGTTTATTAAAATATATAGTTTATTTGTATATATTACAAGTATTACATCTTTTTAGTGTCATTATATATTAAATTTATATTATATTATATATTTTATTTTTATATAATATATATATATAATTTTAATATAAAAATAATAAATAATATAAGAGTTTAAATTATTTATTATTAAAATTATGAAATTTATTATTTTATTTTTTTTATTATTTGTATCTGAAATATTTTCATTTTGTTATGTATTAAATAAACCCTATACACAATATGATATGAAAAAAATAATAAAAAAAGGTACTTTACCACCTGGTAAAGAACTATTTAGAACAAATAATAAATATTTATTAAAAGGTCCATTAACATCAAATCAAATAGATTATTTTTTTAATACAGGATTTGTTATTGTTGAAAATTTAATTGATAATAAATTATTAAAAAAAATAAAAAATATTAATATTGAAAAAGAAATGACTGCCACTGAATATGATAGTATTAATTTAAATAGTTTTATCAAATATCCTATTTTACTTGAAGTTGCTAATAAAATTGGATTAGCAGCAGCACAATTAACTCCATTAGTTTCTGATTTTGATGATGATTTACATATTGTTAAAGATGCTTTATTTAGTTTTGATGGAGGTGAAAATGGTAATAATACTGGTTGCAATTGGCATGTTGATGATGCGATGTTTTGGCCATCTGATATTAAATCATTAGGTCCTGGTATAAATGCTTGGTTAGCAATAGATAATGTAGATAAAAATGGTGGTGGTATTTGTATTGCACCAAATTCACATAAAACAAAATTTGTAAAATTAAGACATCAATTAGGTATTTCAATAAGAAAATTTAAAATAAATGAAAATATTAACACATGTAATATTGATAAAATAAATCCAGAATATAATAAAATTTTAAATGATATATGTTATGCACCTATATTAAATTCTGGTGATGTTATATTTAGTACACGATATTTATTTCATAAAACCAGTTCTTTTATTAATCCAAATAAAAAGAAAAATATTAAAAGATATACTATTAGATATATGCCATCTTCAAGTACTATGAATGGTGTTAAAAATATTAATAATAATATTATTAAATATTTTCCAAATAAAACAATAAATGAATTATATAATTATAAAAATTATAAAAAAATATTACCTAAAATTGATGTAATAAAAAAATATAAATATAAATATAATTATGATTATTATTAAATTTATTTAATATACTTAAAAATAATTTATAATATATCATATATAAAATGATATATAAATTATTATTATTATTATTTTCATTATTATTAAATAATTCAAATTGTTTTATTCAAATATTTAAATATAATAATATTAATAATTTAAAAATGTCTAATTTTGATAATTTTAATTGGAATAAAAATTGGTATCCGATTGCTGTTGAAAAATTTACTAATAAAAAAAAACCATTTAAATTTACTTTATTAAATAAAGATTTAGTAGTATGGTGGGATTTTAAAAAAAAAGAATGGAATACAGTATATAATATATGTCCACATAGATTAGTTCCATTAAGTGAAGGTCGTATTAATGATAATGGAAATATAGAATGTCCATATCATGGATGGTCTTTTAATAAAAATGGAGAATGTGAAAATATACCACAAATAGCAAATTATAAAAAACAAAAAAAATATTGTACAAATTCTTTTAAAACAATAACTAAACAAGGTTTAATATGGGTATGGCCAGATAATAATAAAACACACGCAAATGAAAAATCAATTCCTATTTTTAAGGAATTAGATAATAAAAATACTATATATTTTGATACTTTTACTGATTTACCATATGATTATACATTATTATTAGAAAATGTATTAGATATTAGTCATATTCCATTTACACATCATAAATCACAAGGTTTTCGTGAAAATAGTGCACCATTAAAATTTAATAAACCAAAATATTTAAATAGTAAAGGTTTTAAAATATATCATAATTTAACATTTCCTTCTAATACTAAAAATAATAAAATAAATAAATCTTATACTAAATTTATTGCACCTTGTTTACAATATACTAAAGTTGAAAATAAAAATATGAAAATTATAATACCATCTTATGCGATTCCTATTAAACCAGGTTATTGTAGAGTTATTTCACGATTACCAATTATTACTTTTAAAAATTTTAAATATAAATTATTTGGTTTTTTATTAAAATTACAACCTACATTTATACATCATATGTTTATTAATAGTGTTATAGAAGAAGATACTATATTATTATATAATCAACAAAATCAAATTAATAAATTTAATAATACTAAAATATTAGATAATTATTTATTAGCATCAGAATCCGATTATCCTGTTATTTTATGGCATAAATGGTTAAATAATGTTAATAGATTATGGAAATTAAATGATACAGATAGAGTTTATTATAATAAAAAAGATTTAATTAATAGAGAATTATTACATTATCAATATTGTACAGTTTGTCAAAATGCAAATAAAAATTTACAAAATATTAAAACTTTTACATTATATTTTAAACCTATCATATTTATATTAATATGGCCTTTATTAAATTTTTATTATCCATTAAATCATTTAAAAAATAAAATTATTTGTATGTCTGCTATAATTTCAAGTACTTTTCTGTGGTATATATGTAATACTATTCAAAATAAATTTAAAGTTGGTAAATATCCACATAAAAGAAATCTTGTCTAAAAAAATTTATTTTCTTAATATTTAATTAGAACTAATATAGAATATGAAATATACATTAGTCGGTAAAAAAATTGTTTTAGGTAAAAAAAAATTAGTATATAAAAAAGAAGGCTCTAGAAAATTATATTGCAAATGCAAAGGAAGAATGATGAATATTGTTAAATATAAAAAAATGAAAATGAAAAAAATGAAAATGAAAAAAGGAGGCGATCCTTCAAAAATGTCAGGTGGAAAAAAAAGAAAATCTACTAAAACTAGAAAAACTAGAAAAACTAGAAAATCTAAAAAATCTAAAAAATAAATTATATAATTAAACATCTAATGATAAAATATTAATTTTATCAATATTTTTTTTTATATTATTAATACTATTATTTATAATTTCTGTTTCTTTATTTATATTTTTTGTATATTTAGACATACTTGTATATAAAGTGTCTTTATCTGGTAATTTTTCAATTTTTTTATTTATATCTTCTATTATTATTTTATTTTTTAAACTCTCTGGTATATAACCTTCTGGTGGTTCCCATCTTTTATTTTTTACACTTTTTGATATGCTACTATCTAATTCTTGAAAATTTTTATCTTTAAATCTATCTGGTATATAACCTTTGGGTGGTTCCCATCTTTTATTTTTTATAGAACATTTTAATATATTTATTGAATTATATAATAAATTTTTATTACTTTGTAGATTATAACAATAAACATTATTAAAAAAATATAATAATAATGATAATTTAATTAATAATTTCATAATAATATCTTATAATATTACTCTGTAGATATATAATCTTTTTTTTTTATATAATATTTATATTTATTAGAATATAATGAAAAGACAAAATAATTCTTCCTATTTAAATTCAAGTTTAAGTATAAATTTAAGTTTAGATTTAGGTGATAATTCTAGAAAAAATAAAAAATTAAAAATTAAATTAACAAAAAGTCAAGAAGAAAGAACTTTTAAACAACATTTGGAATATTTAAAAAAATGGAAAAAAAATCCTAATAAAAATCCATGGAATAATAAAAAAATTGAAATTTCAATATTAGAAAATAGTGAATATGTTTTTATATATAAATTTTATTTAAATTTATTATGGGAAAATTTATTATTAACAATTAAAGATACTAATAATTTAACTATAAAAATATTAAGAAATTTAATACAAAAATATTTGCCTGATGCACATGTTTTTAAAATTAAAAATAATAATTTTATGACAGATTATAAAACAAAATATAAAAACTATGATGCTAGATTATTTAATATAAATGCATTAAGTATGATTTTAAATAAAGATTTTTCTACAAATATGGATTATGATAATGATGATGAAATATCTAAATATATATTTTATTATGATTATTTATATGTAAAATATTTATTTATAGATAATATAGATTTATTAAAAAGAATACCATTATTATGTAATTATATTGATATATATTATGATTTAAATTTAGTAGTTGAAAATAAATGTTTTGAAATTATTGAAGAAAATAATTTAAATAGAAATTTAGATAAAAATATAACAATCATAAAAGTTTTTAGAAGACTTTTAAATGATTATAATTGTAATATAATTATAGAATTATATACAAGTCCATATTTATTGGATTTATTATTATTTGTTAAAGAAACATATGTGTTAAATAAAACACTTTATAATCCTTCTTTCTCAAATTGTTTTTATTGGAATAATAAGTTTGGTAATTATAATAATTATAGAAAAATTGATAACGATAAAATATTAGAATTTGATATTACAAGACATAAAATAAGCTTACTTATGATCAAATTTAAAATAATATTAATTATTATTTGTTATACATTAGCATATAATGAAACTAAATATGAATCATTTTGTCAATTAATTTCAAATACTTTTGATTATACTTCTACATATGTAGAAATTATGTCAAATGAAAAAACTCTTTCTGAAGCACAAAAAATAGATTTTCTTACAATTATTTATATACTAGATTCAATATTAACTCAGTCTGAAGGTAATGTAAATAATTATTGGAATTTTTTTATAAATGGAATATTTGATATAGGTAAAATATTATTTCAAACAAAATTAAATATTGATTTAAGATATGATAAAATTATAGAAGATTTAGATCCAAAAATCAATGTATCTCCTATTTTACCTATAAAACCTAATTTAATTAATAATCCTAAATTATTATTATATAATAATAAAAAAATAAATAATCCTAATACTCCTATTGATAATGAAATGGAAAAATTATTAGATAAATATAATAATGATTTAGATGAATATAATATTAAATTTAAAAAATATTTAGATGATGTTAAAAAATATGAAAAAAAAACACCAGAATTTAAAATTACTTATAAATCAAATCCACTTAATGAATTAAAAATTTTATATACTCCTATTAAAAACAAAAAAGCAAAATCTCTTCAAAATAAAAGTAAAAAATCATTTTTTTCTATAATTAAAAATAAAGAACATAAAGAACATAAAGATAAAGTAAATTATAAACCAAAATTTAAAACTTTTAATAATGGTATACCAAAAACTTCTATTTTAGAATTTAAAAAAATATATCCAAAAATATATAATAAAAAATATAATTGGGATATGTACTGGTACTGGTATGAAGGTGCAGAAAAAGCAACACTAATGTTAGATGATTTATTTATTGAAGAAGAAAATAAAAAAAAATCATTAGATAAAAAAAAATATATTGAAAATTATAAAAAATATAGTATTATAAATAAAAATATTTTAAAAAAATGTAATAATGATGTTGACCCTTATACACAAGAAAATTTTAATAATTTATCATTTAAAACTATAAATTATTTATCTCAAATTAAAAGTAATAATATAATTAATTGTTATGATACTGTTAATTTATATAATACTATTTTATCAAATTTAGTAAATAGAAAAGAAACATATAATATTGCAATTGGTAGAGAACCTTTTACTAGACAACAATATGAAGAAGTATTTGAAAAAATTAAATATTTTAATAAAGATAATAAAAATTTATTAACTTATAATGAAATTATAGAAGGTAATAATTATAATCATAATAGATTTACTGAAAATAAAACTGTTAATAAAGCATCATATAAACATATTTTTGAAATTAAATATATTAAATCTGGTTTACCAAGAATTCTAGATACAAAACTAAAATTAGTTAATTTGAATGAACATAATATATACAAAAATATGATTAATTCTGATAATATTGAATCAAATAATACAGTTGATAATTTTATAGTAGCATATATATATATATATTTAAGAATAGGTGATTGTTTAATACCATTTAATATGGCAAATTATATTGATCAATGTATCGGTGATTTTTCATATCATTTTACTTATGATGAAGAAGATTCAGAATTTTATTCTTTATCTGAATTACTTGATGATGATTGTGTTAATGGTTTAATTGGATTTTTACCTTATAAACATAATAATGCATGTTTTTCTTATACTGTAGAAAGAATTATAAAAAAATTAAATGAATTAATCCAAAATGGAAAGTTATTTAATAATAAAGAAACTTATCCTTATTATTTAAATGATAATAAAATTATTGAAGATATAAAATTATTTAAATTCCCTACAATTAATTGGATACGTGGTAATTATACATATAATGAAGAAGATGATACATATGATCCTGAAGATGGAATATATTTTTCAAATGATGTTGATATTTATAATAGATTAAAAATATTTTTAAATGAATTAAATAGATTAGATTTTTAATTTGTTTTTATATTTAACATTATTAGATAAATATATAATTATGGATGATGAATTATCACCAAATACTATATATGAAAGAAAAATTAAATTAAATAAATTACTTAAAAAATGGAAAAATAAACCAAATATTGATCCTTATACTGAAAAAGAAATTTCAACATCTATATTTAGTAAACAATATAATGAATTATATCTTTTTTTTTGTAATTATTTAACACAACAACTTATTGAAAAAGAAAATACTAATTTAAATTTAATAAATTCTAAAAAAATTGAAAAATTTATTATTAATAAATTACCAAATATACATTATATTGTTTTTGATAGTAATAATAATGATTATATTGATTTTTTAAATAAACATTGTATTCCTATAAATATGTCTAAATGGACTGATGTATTTATAAATAATAAAAGTTTTTTTTATCAAAAAATAAAATTAAATGGTATTGAAGCTAATACTATATATGACCATTTATTTATTAGTCATTTTATAATTAAAAATATTTCAAATTTAGATTATGAATATGGTTATTCATATACTTATCAAATAAATTTTTTTAATTTATTAGAAAATATTAAAATTAAAAATATTAATATTAATACTAATACTGAAATATTAAAACATATTGCTAAATTAGATAAAGAAGTTATTAAAGATTTTATTGAACAATATTATATTGATATAATAATATATATTAAAAATATTATATTAATAAAAGATACATTATATGATAATTATTTTATAGAACAATATTTTAGATTAGATGAAAATTTAAAATTAAAAATATCATATGATAGAATATTAAAATTACATTTTACTGAAATATTTATTAAAAATACTAAAAATTTTCTAAAATTATTTTCTAATATTATTTTTAATAGTTTAATATTTATAGATTTATTACCAACCGACGATATTAATAATGATATTGATTTTATAATTAGTTCAGTAAATATAACTTTAATTAAGTCTAAAATCAAACATTTAATAAAAATAATAATTAATACATTAAATAGTATTAATAAAACAAATATAATAAAAAAAAATATAAATTATTATGCTGTTATAAATAAATATAGTAATTTAGAAAAAGATTTTGAAAAAGCATATATTAATAATAATACAGATAACTATTATAATTTATTATATTTTTTCTTTAATTCTATATTTGATATTGAAAAATTACATAATGAATCAAAATTACTTAATAATATACATTATGATTTTATAGAAGATAAATTTAGTACTACAAAAATTTTAACTCAACCACCTATTATTCCTATAAAACCATCAATTAATGATAAACAATTATTAATATATAGTTTAAGAAAAAAAAATAAAAACATATCTGAAGAAGAAAAAAAAAGTAATTCAATTATATATAATGAATATGATAAAAAATTAAAAGAATTTGATAAATCAATTATAAAATGGAAAAAAGATATAAAAAATTATGATAAAGAATTAAAAATTTATAATGATAAATATTTAGGTCATAAATTATCACCATTATATTCATTAAAATATACTAAATCTTTGACAAATAATAGTTTAGAATTATTATATTCACCTTCTAAAAAAGCAAAATCATTAGAAAATTATAAATTAAAAAGAGACAGAACAAATTCATTTAAAAAAAAATCAAAATTTATAAAAAAAAAATTAAAAAATGTTAAAATAATAAATCAACAAATTTTAACTAATTTAAAAAATAAATTAGTTTTATCATCAAATAATGATAAATCAATTAAAAAATATTTTGATAGTATTTGTCATAATGATAGAGACCCTTTAACACAAGAAATTTTTACAGATATGCATATAAAAAAAATTAATAATTTATCTAAAATTGGTAACAATACAGATTTAAATGGTAAAAATATATGTACTTGTTATGATACTGTTTTTTTATATAATTATATACTAGATAAAATTAGAAAAGGTGAACAAGTTGTTAATATAGCTAGAGGTAGAGATATATATTTTACAAATGATGATTTTGATGAAGTTTTTACAAAAATTAAAAAATTTACAAATAAACCAACTTTAAAAACTAGTTTAGAAAATAAAAAAATTTTATATAATTCTTCTTTATTTTCTAAACTACAAATTGTTTTAAATCCTTATTTAGATGATGATGATGATGATGATGAATATATTGTTAAATTATATTTAGGTATTAAAATTGCTAATTATGAAATTAATTTCGCTTCTATTAAATATAATTATGATATTGGAAAAGAAGATATTTATGAATTAGATAATCTTATTGAAAATAATATTTTTATTGAAAATGATATTTTGGCATTAGAACCATTTGATTTTTTAAAATATGATATATTATTTGATATTTTTAATGATAATATATTAACTAAAAATGAGATTGATGAAAAAATAAATGATTACTTAAGTACAGTATGGTTTATTATTGAAAATAAAATAAAAAATTATAATTTATTACATAATAATTATTATCCATATAGAAATACTATTTTGGCAGATAAATATATTACTATAAATGGTGAAAATTATATTAATAGTAATATACTATATAAAATTCCCAATAATATTAATAAAATATATGATAATGATTATAGAAATACAAAAACAAGAAATGAATTAGAAAAAGATTTAGAAAAATTTTTAACTGATTTAGAATTAATGTAAAATAATTATATATAATATATATGCAATATTACTGCTAAAATTAAAATGTATAACATCATTTTGAATATATTAATCAATAATAATTTATTAATATTGAACAATCATTTTTTTTATTATTTATAATAATTTAATTTTTTCTATCGTTTATTGATTTATCTAAAAAATTTACAAGTATTATATTAAATATAGATAATATTGAATAAATTCCAAAAGTAAAATGTATATCTAATGGAAAATCTTTTTTATTTGATAATGACCATGCATATAATGTTCCTGCAACTAATGGACCTGATATACTTGCTAATGCCGCAAATGATTGTGATATACCATTTATTCTAAAAACATATTTTTTTCTTACAGAATTATTAATCATTATATTTATTAATACTATTGATATTGTCGCATTTGCTGCTTTTAATATAAAAAATAATGATGATACAACACATAATGGTATATAATTAATTTCATTTCTTAAATCTGATATAAAACTAATTGAAAATATTGTTAATGGATTAAATAATTGTGATATAAAAAATAATTTTAAAGTTCCTAATGAATTTTTTAATTTTGGAATTAAAAATATAGAATATATCATTAAAAATATTGCTGATATTAAAAATATTATACCTATTGTATCTGGTTTAAATTCCAAACCTTTATTTTCTTTTTTTGTACTTAATAATAAAGGAAATAAATTATCTGAACCCATTAAAGTAAATCTTATATTAAAAAATAATAATGTTGTAATTATTACATTTTTATTAATTAATTTACAAAAAGTTATATTTTCATTTTCATTTATATTTTCATTTTCATTTTCATTTTCATTTCTGTTTTCATTTTCATTTTTAATAGGTTCTTTTATAAAAATTAATCCTAATATAAATCCCATTATAGGTATAAATGATATTACTAAAGATGGTAATAAATATGGATATATATATAATATATTATTTTTATCTATATTTTCCCAATATTTACTAGGTGTTTCTAATAAACCACCAATTGCTGGTGCAATAATAGCACCAATACACATAGCAATAGGATATATTGAAAAAGCATGTGCTTCATTTGTTTTATCAGTAATTAAATATATATATGTTTTTGTTACACCTAAATTTCCAGTTAATATACCATTTATAAATCTTGTTAATATTGCCCATATAAAACTTGAACTAAAACCAAATATTATTGTTGATATTGATGATGATAATAAACCAAACAATATTACTTTTTTGACACCATATTTTTCTGATATTATACCCCATATTATATTTGATATAAATTGCCCAGCCATAAATGCTGATATTATTCCACCTGAATAATAACCAATATTTTCATCATTTATACCAAAACTTTTAATCATATAATATAAAAAAGGTGATATATACATTAATGATGACATTTCAGATATTAAAACAGTTAATATTACAAATAATTCTTTTTTTGGTAATGGTGTTATATTATTATTTTCTATATTTATTGTTTCTAAAATATTATTATCTTCATTTATTATTTCTAATGTATTATTATCATTATTAATATCTATAATATTTTCTATATTATTATCATAATTATTATATTCTATAATTTTTTCTAAATTATCATCATATATATATTTTAATTCA